TTCTTAAATCATCTGCTTTTATTAATGATTTCATTTGAGCATATTGTTCTGGCTTTTCTGAAGAATCAGTTGCATGTAAACCTTTTCCATATATTTGATTTACAATTCCAGTTATAACAGCTTGATTTGTTGTGCTATCCATAAAAGCATCAATCAAACATTGATAATAATTATTATCATCACCAATTCCAACCCAGTTTCTGTTTCTTTCCTCAGTAATCTTCGGTCTATCGTATTGATTTAATTGTATTAGGTGTAGGTTATCCGTCATAATATACAAAATTATTGTCTCCTGTACTTTGTTCTATATAAACTCCATTAGATATTGAATAATCAGACAGAGTTTGGTCTGAACAATACATTTTATCTTTAAAAATTATTGTGTTATCCGTTGTATTAGTAATTGTTATAGTATAATAGTTATTTTCAACTAATGCTTGAGTAGTTGAGTATTGATAATAGTAATCCAGTTCAGAAAATGTTGCATCATTATCTGTTTTTATAACTTTGTTTTGTGCTTCTGACTTTATCACTAATTTATATGTTTTACTACCTGAGATTGTTTCTCTCGGTATAAAGTTAATAATTCGTGTGCCACTTGTTGTTAGTATTTGCATATTTTTTATAAAAAAAAGGGATGGTTAATTAATCCATCCCTCCTATCAAACTATATTTATGAATCACACAATTTATATTAATTGAGTTTCTTTTTAACTGTTAGTTCCCACAGTTACAGTTACAGTCGCAGATGACATACCAGCATAAGGGTCAGCAGCAGTTGCACTTGCAATGAAGTTAGCAGGAGCTAATTCCTGTCCAACCATTGTTAATGTATATCCACTTAAATCACCCATAGCTGTACCACTTGATACTGCAATTGTTGTTATTTCCATTCCGTTTGTTCTTCCACATTGCCAGAAATTGCCATTATTGTCCTCAACGCATACATGAGGTCTTCCGTAAGCCATAAGCTTGAATTCCTTGTGAAATTCTTTGGTCATTTTTGGTAATGTTAATGTCAATGTTTGTTCTGTAAATGTTGTTCCGTTTTCACGTGATGAAGTAATAGATTGGTCTAAATTATTTGTTCCTTTTAAGTCATATTGAAAAGCTGTAAATGTTCCGGTCATATCCGTAATCTCATCATTGCTTTCAGTAATAGTTCCTAATGTACCAAAATTAACAAACCAAACTCTTACCAAACCACCTACAACGTCTTTACACGGTACTTTTCTTCCTAAGGTTAAATCGCAAGCCATTTGTTTTTAGTTTTAAAAAGGGGAGTAATTTCAACTCCCCGTTATTAGTTTGTTATTAAGCGTAAATTACAACGTCAGAAGTAATTCCCATTTGAACGCCAGCAGTAAATCTCATTACTAATCTAACATTCTGACTTCCGTCAAGGTTTGCCATATCTAATAATTTAACTTCGTTTGAATCTGATAAAAGACCAGTTCCAAAAAACATATTAGATTTTTGAGCAGCCATCATAGAATCATCAGGTAACCCAGAAGCAATAACGCATTTAACACCATCATAAGATAATGCTCCGTTATTCCACCATTGAGTTCCTTGTGCGTTAACCCCAGCTGCACCTAATCCGTTTGCACCGAAGCCGCCAAGAGCACGAACATATAATTTTGCCGCTTTTCTTGACATATAAATATATAAATCTTCTTTTCCGTAAACTGCACTTGGTATAGCATCTACCACTTTACCGATTTCATCAATAATGTTGGTAGCAGTTAAAGGAGTACCAGCTACTGCAACACATCCAGAACCACCAGCAGTTGCTAAATAGTAAAAGCCGTCAAATTCGCCAGCGTTTCCAGTTTGTCCAGCCCATATATTTTGCTCAGTTTTTTGAGCTACTAATCCAGCTGCATGTCCAATCATAAAATCAGAAAATTTAGGTGGTAAGTTATCGAATGCAGAATATCCCATTTCTACCGCTTCCCAGTCACTCACAAAATCTTTTTTACACAATTCCAGATTCACTTGGAACTCCTCTGGTTGTAAGATTCTTTCGGTTAATGTAAGTGTTCCAGTTGCAGTGTAATCACAGGTAGCATCTTTTATAATATTAGTATCAGTTGCCACTTTTTTCAAAACCTCTTTATATTTTATATTAGGTTTTACAGTAATCAAACCGTTATCAATTGTCGAGCCGCTCAATAAAGCTGCAGATATATATTTACCTGCAAATTGTCCAGCATATGTGCTCGTTATGTTAGTTGTTGTTGCCATTTTTTATTATATTTTATTATTAAAAATTTTACTATAAACCCTGTCCATCGTAGTCTGTTGTTTATTTGCAGAGATTTTTAAATCAAACTGCTTTACTTCTTCCGCTTCAGGATTATGTTTTATTGGTTCAGAAACTTCAGCAGAAAGTTCTTCTTTAACTTCTTCTTTAGTTTCTTCTTTAATTTCTTCCTTTGACGCCTCAACTTCTTCTTCACCTCTTGGTTGCTTATCTGCTTTTAAATCAGCAACAGCATCTTCAAGGTTTTTGATTCGTTTTTCCATTCCAGCCCAGTCATAAACTGCAGCTTCATCGTCTTCAGCTAATTTTTCTTCCTTTGCTTCCTCTTTTACTTCTTCTTTTTTAGCTTCTATAATATTGTCAATTAAACCTTCTTCTTTTACCATTAAAATTCTGCCATCCTCAAGAGTATATTCTCCAACTGGTAGAGCAAGTTGCTCATCGTCAGTTTTTATAAATACACTTTTTCCTGATTCAAATGATTCTGATACAAGTAATGTTCCGTTTTCAAGTTTCATTTCAGCAAGTTTAGTTTTTTCAGAAAATTCAACACCAACAATATTTTTTATTTTGTTAAGTATATCATTTGCTTTCATAGTTTCTATATTATATTTATTAAACGATTTTTTTATATAAGTGTTATATTTTTTTTTAATTATGAACCAATTGGTCCTATTCCTTGAGCCTGAAGGCTACCATCACAACATTTTGTATTGTAAGTTTTACCATCTGGACAAAGACATCCCCTTCTTGAATTTTTTGGTGATGTATTACTTGGTGTTACAAATTGTTTTCTATTATTAGCCATAATATTCAGATTTTTTTACGCATTTATGTTTTTTCCAATCTTTTACATAGCCTTCTGGACAATCATATTTTCCAAAATCGTGAGTTTCACAAGGCATAAACCATTCTTTACCCTCAAATTCATGAACGTGAAATCCTTGTGTACAGCCACATCCCATGTTTTTAGCTATTTCTATAGCTTTTTCTTTAGTTTTATAAGCTAACCTATCATCAATTATAGCATAATCTTCATTTACAACTACGCTATTTAAATTAAATTGAGAAATTAGTTTTTTAATTTGTTCAACTTTTAATTCTGATTCATCAATTTTACTTAATTGTTTTTTGTCTTTTTTAATTTGAGCTTTATCGGCAAAGTATCCTTCAATTGAGAATCCGCGAACTTTGTTTTCTTTTACATAATCATTCCATATTTCATCATTATTAACTTTCATACTTATCATCCAAGTACCTTCAGGAACTTCCAAGCCATATAAATGAGATTTATCCATCTTTGTATCTTCTACAAGCCAAGACTCGACCACACTTAATCCTTGTATATTCATTTTATGTTCTAATGTTGCATTATTTTGATTACTATTCATAAAAAACAATTCACTTGCTTTTCGTACAGTATCTTTTGAAAAATATACATAAAAGTTTGTGTCATTTCGTTTTCTAAAAATTGGTTTGTTAGGAATCAAGGCTGCTCCCATTAAGATTCTTTTTTCATCATTTATTTTAGCAAATTTTATTTCCTGATTTGCTAATTTTATGAAGTCACTTTCAATGGCTGGATTTTCGACTATACTAATTGCCTCAATTCCAGAAACATCTTCATTTTCTTCATCTAATATTAATTCTACTATTTCCATTTTGTTTTGTTTTTAAAAAGTTGCTTGTTGTATTGTATTATTTTGTAATTGTTGTGCAGTAGTTACGTTTCCAGCTACTACATAAGCTTGAACTGGCGGTTGTTGTCCTAATGCTCCAGCAATTTGATTAAAACCAGATTGACCAACAATATTAAATTCTGGTGCTTGTGGAGACATACCACCACCACCACCTCCAAGACCACCTGCACCAGAAAATCCTGATACTGTGTTTGCTGGTGTTCCTCCTTCAAATTTTTGTTGTGCAATTTTAACAACTTGTAACCCCCCTGCAATTCCCATTGCAATCATATTTGCATTTCTTAAAATTTGTAAAGGAGTAAAGTCAGTTGTTTGTTTTGCTACTTGCATTATAGCTGCAGCTGTATTCATTATTGTTGTTGCAATATTTAATGCTTTTTGTATTTTAAATGCTCTTTTTGCATTTTTTTCATTTTTTTGTGCAAATATATCGGTTAATGTTGCAATAGCTTGTATGGAAGTTGCAGTAACTTGAAATATTGATTCTTCAAGAGCCTGTCTGTTTGCTAATTCTTTAGCATCTGCTTTATCTCTTATTTCTTGCTTTGCCTTTTCAATTTCTTTTGTTCTTAAAACATCTTGTTCTGCAAATTGTTGTTTCGCTTCATTAAGAGCTATTTCTGCATCAATTCTGGCTTGAGTTCCTTTTTTATAAAGTGCTATTTGATTATTTAATCTGTTTAATTGTAAATCTCTTTCTTCTTCATCAATGTCTTTCAAAGCATTTAGCCTTTCTAATTCATCTTTTATTTGTTCTGCATTAAATCTTTTTTGTTCTATTGATAAATTAGCTTCTGATTCAAGAATAGAATTTATCATATCTTTCTCTTCTTTTTGCAAAGCTGCTTTATTTGTAAGCTGCTCACTTTCAAAACCAGCAACTTGAGCTTTTACTGCTGCTAATTCGTTTTCAGCTTCCATTACAGCTTTCTTAAATTGAATGTTGTTTTTATCTTTTTTAAGTTCTGCTTGTGCTGCTCTTAAAGAAATATTTGCATTTTCAAGCATTTTTTCCTTTTGCTTTTCTAATACTTCTCCCAATTCATCATTAGCTGCTATTCTTTCACTAATACTTTTTCTGTCGTCATCACGAATTTGTCTTTGTTTTTCTGCTAGTAAATCATATTTTTCAATTAATCCTTGATTTGCAACTGCAGCTAATTCTGCCGATTTTTTAAGTTCGACATTTGCCGCAGCAGTAGATACAATTGATTTAGTGTATTCTGTTACTGATGCAACTCCATTACTTACAGATTCACTTACTTTATCAACTGTGTCTGGCACACCTGTCCATGTATCAACTAAAGATTTACCAGCATTTACTGCCGAATCCATAGCTCCTTCAAAATCTCCTGAAAACAATTTAATTATTGTATCACCTAAATAACCAAAAGTATCAATTAAAGCTACTACCCT